GTCGCTTGTCAATACTTGCGATGTTTATATTATTAAAACTGAGTTATATCGGACTGAAGCTGACGCTAATCCTTGGACAACTGGTTTATCCTCTGAGTCTAAGTCAAAGCAATACGCTCTCGAACTTGCAGAGACTGGATCTCTGGGACGAGCACTTAACCTCGCTGGCTATTTTGCGAAAGTCAATCAAGGGCCAAAGAAGCCAATTGAAACGACTAAGCCAGCGCTTGCGGAATTTATAAAAGAGCAAAGGCCTAATGACCCAGAGCCAATTGTCTGGGATGTTGCACAAATAACTAAAGAATTTGGCGCAGAAATAATTGATGAGATACCGCTCTGTTCTGGTGGCGATGGGCCAATGGTGCTAAAGACTGGCACAAAGGAAGGCAAGGAATATAGGGGCTGGGTATGTCCAACACCTAAGTCTGGCCATCCTGCTAAATGGATGCGTATTGGTTCAGATGGGCATTGGGTATTTCAAAAATGACAATAGACAAGTTTATCAAAGAAGTAAAAATGAAAATGATTACGATTGAAAATCAAGATGGAAAGCCTTTATCTGGATGGCAATTGTCTGGAATTCTGCTTGATACAAATTATAAATACAGAATCAGAAGTGTTGTTACCAGTAATGATGGGAAAATACTGCGAGTAGATTGCTTGATAAAAGCCAATGAGAAGTGATGCCCATCCGTTTATCTGCTCAGGTTGCAAGTTAGTTACACCGCATATCGAGCTGCATAAATATGATTCATCAGATATTGCAGAAGCACCAGAGGAAGTCTGGCTAGTTGAGTGCCAAAGGTGCTTTATGCAAAGAATCATTTATCCAGCAGATCGCGTAACTGCCAAAGAGGACGATATTGTCCGGTGCGACCAATGTGGTAAATGGAAGATGAAGGCGGCTAAATGTCGAATATGCCGATTAGCTGCTGGTTTGGAATTAATATTTGAACGTTACTGGACTGGTAACGAGACAATGGAAAGACCATACAATGCCAATCTATGAATATCGATGCGATAAATGCGACAACAGTAGAGAGCTAGTTGCATCAATAGTCCAAAAATATGACGTAACCTGCGATAATTGCAATGTGCCTATGTGGCGCGTATGGCGTCCAACGCCAGCAATATTCAAAGGAGAAGGATGGGCAGGCAAGAAGTAGGCAGATCCCATTCCGTCAAATATATCCGTCAAATGATGGAGTGGGGATTTGACAAGGAGTTTATAGCGAGAGATTGTGGTATCAATCTGGCATCACTTGAGACCAGATTAAGAAGAGCCGAGGAAAGGGAGCGCAAGAATGGGAATCAAGGAACTGAGTCTAGAACTGGCAGCAGTTAGCCTGATAGCTGATGAAGCAAAGAAGGCCAAGGATAGGCTAAGAGCTGCACTACAGACCGAGATGGACAAGATAGGCGCAGATCGCGTAAAGGCCGAGTATGGCGATGAGACAATTGCTTATGTAACTACTACTAAGCCTAAATTTAAGTGGGTAGTTAAGAACGATAGGGAATTTGTTAAATGGGTAAAAGCCAATGTCCCAAGCGAGATAGTTGAGACAGTAAGAGAATCGTCAATTGATGCGATATTAGATAAGTTTCATTACATAAATGGTGATGATGTTATTGATCCAAATGGTGAAAGAATTGAATGGCTGATTGGCAGTCTAGCTGAGCCTTATCTGGTTACTAAGTTCCATTCAGACGGCAAGGAAACGCTCAAGAACGCGTTTCAATCAGGCCAGTTAGAGTTTAAGAAGATATGGGAGTTAGAATGAAAGATGATATATATCCAATCTGGAGAGATGTAGATGATCATATGGATATGCCAGATGGGGTGGATATAAGCTGATGACGCTTACTAATGGCAAATCATTTGTAATGATGTCTGGAAGCACAGAGCCTAAAGGTCAAAGGGATGAATGGTTTAGCCCTGAATGGATATTTGATGCTTTAAAGGTTGAATTTGATATTGATGTATGCGCTCCACTCTACGGAGTCAGCTGGATACCAGCAAAAAGGCATTTCACCATTCAAGATGATGGTTTGCAACAAGACTGGATGGGCCAAAGAGTCTGGATGAACCCGCCTTACAGTAAGCCATTGCCTTGGACAACTAAATTTAGAGAGAATGGGAATGGTATTGCTTTGATACCAACTACTATAGGAAAATGGTGGTTAGAATTATATGAAGATAAGAGAACAAGTTGGTTAGCACTTCCGCCAATGCGTTTCATTGATCCTCAAGGAAATACGGCTACAAATACAATGCCATCAAGAGCTTGGCTAGTGGCCATAGGTGAGACTAATATCACAGCATTAAAGATGTCCAATTTAGGGCGTATTAGGTAGATATGGGACTTGACGAGGCCATTACACTCCGACTAAGGCGGGGCCCGAAGGCAGCCCGTAGCCGAAGCGTAGGGGCAGGCTATTGCCTTTCGCTGATGCTACTGGCCTTTCAGCTGCTATTTATTCAATCATCAGAAGCTTCTATGAATCTGAAGCTTTATGCTTACAATAAAATGGATTGGTCAGAGTTTCAATGTTATAACTGGCTAATTATCAAGGAAAGTAATTGGAATCCTAAGGCTCGCAATGGATCACACTATGGGCTTGGTCAGATGCGTTCTACTTGGTATAGAGACCTTAGCCCTAAGAAGCAAATAGATGCACATATTAAATACATAAGACATAGATACGCTGATGCTTGCGATGCATTACACCACCTAGAGACTAAGGGTTGGCATTGAGTAACAAGCGCTATAACTCTGCCTACTATAAGCGAGTAAGGTTAGAAGTATTGCAACGCGATTACTTCACTTGCCATTACTGCGCAATGGAAGCTAATACTGTTGATCACTTGATACCGATAAGCAAAGGCGGGACAGATGATGCAAGCAATATGGTAGCTGCCTGTAACAGCTGTAATAGTGGTAAAAGAGACCGCTTAAATGTGCCTGAAAAGGCCCAAAATATTGCCAAAAATGGCCCTAAAAATGCCCCTAAAAATGCCCTAAAAAATGGCCCTAGGGGGGGCTTTTTTGAGCGCGGTCGGACACCCACGACCCCCATCGGGAAGATTTTCCCTGAAAATGGCTCGGCTAGGCACTATTCGGAATGAAAGAGATCGCAATGGCGGAATTGGGAGAGATTGTCCGCCTTCGGGACGAATCGGCTTACCGAGGTGTTCCAGAACCGCGTATTCACACTAAACTCAATGATTTACCCTCTTACGGCGAGCAAATGATTAAATTTTGCGAAGAAATCGGTTTTACTTTGATGCCTTGGCAGCAATGGCTAGCTCATCACTCGCTCAAATACAAACCTGATGGCCGCTGGTGTCATCCAGTCATAACCTTGTTATGCGCGAGACAACAGGGGAAATCGACCTTTATGGCGCTCCAAATTCTATTTAGAATCTATGTATTGAAGGAAAAATTGCAAGTCCATACGGCTCATAAGCTAACTACTTCAGCTGAATTGTTTTATAAGATTTATGGAATTATTGAACAGAATCCTAAACTAGCTGCTGAATTTACTAAGAAACTGGAAAGCAAGGGATTCCAGGAGCTGCAATTTACTGAAGGCCGCCGATATATCGTCCGAGCTAATAACTCAGCTGGTCGAGGCATTGCTGCACCTGAGACGATACACCTAGACGAAGCCCGAGAGTATAAGGATGAAGATGTCTGGTCTGCTTTGCGATATACGCAAATGGCTTCAGCCAATCCTCAAATATGGGTTTATTCAAATGCTGGTGATCAACACTCAATCGTTCTAAATAAACTTAGGGAAAGAGCAATGGCCGCTATCTTCGGCAGCAATGATGATATCGGTTGGTTTGAATGGTCAGCGCCTCAAGGCATTAAATTTGATAACTCGCCAACCTTCTGGCTAGGTGTCTGCCAAGCCAATCCATCCCTTGGCTTAACAGTTCATCCAGATAATATCCGAGCGGTCTTGTCAGATCCGGAAGATATTGTGCGCACAGAAGTTTTATGTCAATGGGTCGATACGATAAACCCAGTTATCAATCCGTCTCAGTGGGAAAGTTGCAAAGTCGAGGGCTTGCGACTTGACCCTGAAGCTGATACTTGGTTGGCTATTGATCTAAGCCCTAGTAGAAAAGAAGCGGCATTAGTCGCTAGCCAAAGACTTGAGGGCGATAAGTTCCAAGTCATATTGCTTCAAACTTGGCATAACCCTGCCAATCTTGATGATAAAGCAATGGCTAACGATGTAGCGGAATGGGTGCGAAAGTATCCGGTGCAATTAGTTGCCTATTCTGCTAGAACCGCCTCGGCAGTAGCTGCGCGATTAGCTCCTGCTGGTATTAGGGTTGAGCCTATAGATGGCCTTGACTATGCCCAAAGCTGCGATGAATTACTGGGAGCAATTTCATCTCAGCGGTTGGCTCACTCGGGACAAGATGAGCTAACCAAGCAATGCCTGTCCGCCGTCAAACTCCCTTTCGGTGATGGCGGATGGGTAATGGGTCGCAAGGTAAGTAATACGACTATTTGCGGAGCAATCGCTTCAGCCTTAGCGACACATTACGCAACGATGGCTGAAAGCGGAGTAGATATTCAAATAGTGTAAGTGTGCTCGCTTACAATGTAAGCAATGGGTGCTATAAGAGATTTCCTATTTCCACAGGTTC